TGACTTGATCGACGATGTTGAAACCGAAGAGCAAGGCATGCCAATGGAAGATGATGAAGAGTTTGATGACAACGCTGAAGAAGCTGGGCACGAACTTACTCACGACATGGAACAAGGTCATGACGAAGGCGAATTAGAAGATCGTGTGGTTGATCTTGAAGACAAGCTTGATGAATTGATGGCCGAATTTGAATCAATGATGGGCGGCGATGACGAAATGGACGACGGAATTGACAGCGATTTGGCTGGCGACGAAGACGAACCACTAGGTGGAGACGCACTTGCTCAAGATGACACACAAGCATTTGACGACGAGTCAATGATGGAAAACGTACAGTTAGACAAAGTTGCTACTCCTAAAATGGGTGACGACGGTGCTAACACTAAAAGCGTAGTTGCTTTTAACTCTGGTGCTAAAGGCATGGCAGCTAGTCCTGTTAGAATGACAGGTGACACTGCACAAGGTCGTCCAGCACCAAAAACAGGCGATTTGCCACAAGCAGGCACATTTAAAAATGTTCCTGGCAAAGGCAACGCAAATTCTAAATTGTCAGCGGCTCCAAAGCCAACGACAGCTCAAGCCAGTGGTGTTAACACAAAAACACCATTTCCGAGAGGCTAATAAGAAGATATGGCTCGATATCTAAAAGAACATCTGAGCTTTACTCAGGCCAAGATTGAACTCTTGACTGAGGAAGCCGCAGATGGATCTGGCAAAACCCTTTATATGAAGGGTGTTTGCATTGAGGGCGATGTAAAAAATGCCAATGAGCGTGTGTATCCTGTACGTGAAATTGCCAAGGCAGTAGAAACTATCAATGAACAAATCAAAACTGGTCATAGTGTACTAGGTGAAGTAGATCATCCAGATGATTTAAAAATCAACTTGGATCGTGTGAGTCACATGATTGAAGGTATGTGGATGGAAGGCCATTGCGGCTACGGAAAATTAAAAGTATTACCAACACCAATGGGACAACTGGTTAAAACCATGTTGGATTCTGGTGTTAAATTAGGTGTTTCAAGTCGTGGATCCGGAAATGTCAACGACTCAAACGGACATGTCAGTGACTTTGAAATTGTCACTGTGGATGTAGTTGCCCAACCTAGTGCGCCTCATGCTTATCCTACAGCAATCTATGAAGGTCTTCTTAACATGAAGCACGGACATAAAATTCTTGAGATGGCACGTGACGCTAGCGCGGACAACAAGGTACAGAGATATTTGAAAAGCGAAGTAATGAAGCTGATCAAAGATCTCAAAATCTAAGGAAAACATAATGTTAGACATTATAAAACCATTATTAGATAGCGACTTGATCAACGAGGAAACTCGCAGCGAGATTACAGAAGCTTGGGAAGCCAAGATGACTGAAGCTCGTGAACAGGTACGTGCAGAACTACGCGAAGAGTTTGCACAACGCTATGAGCATGACAAGACAGTGATGGTGGAAGCCCTAGATCGTATGGTTACAGATGGTCTTGCTGCAGAGATTCAACAAGTGCAGGCTGAAAAAGCTCAACTAGTTGAAGATCGCGTTAAGTTCCAAGCTAAAATGAAAGAATCATCTACAAAGTTCAACGACTTTATGGTGACCAAATTAGCAGAAGAAATTGGCGAACTGCGCAAAGACCGCAAGATGCACACAGAAAGTTTAGCTAAATTAGAAAACTTTGTGGTACATGCACTTGCTGGCGAGATTCAAGAATTTGCAAGAGACAAACGTGATGTCGTAGAGACTAAGGTTCGTTTAGTGCGTGAAGCTCGTCGTACATTAGAAAGTCTCAAAGCTCGATTCGTAACAGAATCTGCCAAGAAAATGTCTAATGCTGTTAGCCAACATCTTAAGGCCGAACTAGGACAGTTAAAAGAAGACATCCAAGTTGCTCGCGAGAACAATTTTGGACGTAGAATCTTTGAAGCATATGCAACAGAATTTGGTGCTACTCATTTAAATGAGAAAGCAGAAGTTCGTAAATTGCATGATATTATTGCTGAAAAGAATAACAAATTGTCTGAAGCCATCAAACTCACACAAAGAGCAAAAGTTCTTGTGGAGTCCAAAGAACGTGAAATACGTGTTATTAAAGAGTCCAATGAGCGCGAAAGCACCATGGAACTCTTGCTTGCTCCTTTAAACAAAGAAAAGCAAGAAACAATGCGTAATTTGCTAGAAAGCGTTCAAACGTCACGTTTGAAAAATGCATTCGAAAAGTATCTACCAGCTGTGTTGGAAGATCGTTCTGTAAGAGCCGGTAAAAAAGTGATTACAGAAACATATTCCACAGAAACTGGCGATAAATCCGTCCGTGTTCAAGAAGATGACCAAGTTGCCGAAAGCAATGTAATCGATCTTAAACGCTTGGCCGGACTGTAAAAAAGAAAAAAAGGAGACTTAAATGTCACAGGAATTATTAGAAGGTCGTTGGAACGAGACCAAAGAAGCATTGCTAGAAGGCCTGCAAGGTTCAAAGCGTACTTCAATGAGCGTTATCCTCGAAAATACCAAAAAGTATTTGCGTGAGAACGCAAGTTCAGGTTCTACTGCATCTGGAAATATCGCCACATTAAACCGTGTGATTCTTCCAGTGATTCGACGTGTTATGCCAACAGTTATTGCTAACGAGTTGGTAGGCGTTCAGCCAATGACAGGTCCAGTAGGTCAAATTCACACTCTGCGTGTGCGTTATGCTCAGTCTTTGACTGATAACTCATTGGCTGCAACCAGCGTGTCCGCTGGCCAAGAGGCATTGAGTCCATTCACAATTGCTACTGCATACTCTACAGTTCCACAAGGTACTACTACTGCTACTGGTTATACTGGTAACAATACAGCAATCATGGAAGGTACAGGCGGTAAGCAAATTTCTGTTCAGATCTTGAAACAAGCCGTGGAAGCCAAAACACGTAAGTTGCAAGCACGTTGGACATTTGAATCTGCACAAGACGCACAGGCCATGCACGGTATTGACGTTGAAGCAGAAATCATGGCAGCTCTTGCACAAGAGATCACTGCTGAGATTGACCAAGAGATTCTCTTAAGCTTGCAAACACTTGCAGCTACAGAGTTCACATACAATCAAGCTACTGTGTCAGGTACTGCAACATTCGTTGGTGACGAACATGCCGCATTGGCAGTTTTGATCAATCGTGTTGCCAACTTGATTGCTCAGCGTACACGTCGTGGCGCTGGTAACTGGTGCGTTGTGAGTCCAGCAAGTCTGACAGTGTTGCAATCTGCAACAACTAGTGCATTTGCTCGCACAACAGAAGGCACATTTGAAGCACCTACAAACACCAAGTTTGTTGGTACATTGAATGGTGCTATGCGTGTGTTTGTAAACAGCTATGCACAGGACACACAAGCTGTGTTGGTTGGTTATAAAGGTACTTCTGAGGCTGATGCCGCAGCATTCTATTGCCCATACATTCCGTTGATGAGCAGTGGTGTTGTGTTGGATCCATCAACATTCGAACCAGTCGTGTCATTTATGACTCGTTATGGTTTTGTTGAATTGACCAACACTGCCAGTTCGTTCGGTAATGCAGCTGACTATGTTGGCGAAATTGCTGTACAAAATCTTTCATTCTCCTAATCAGAGAACTACCCAGGGATGGGAAGACAAAAAGGGCCGAAAGGCCCTTTTTTGTTGATTACAAAATTAAATCTTAAACCAGCCAAGGAATTTGTGTATTTTATCGGTTACTGAATTCCAATCGCCCATTCGAGGCTGCCGAAACAGTCTGGCAGTTGAGTACCAAGGACTTGAATCGCGATCAAGCAACCAACGCCAATCGGTACCAAACCAGTTCAACATGACCCATACAGGACGACCCAATGCTCCTGCCAAGTGAGCCACTGCGGTATCCACACTGAGCACAACATCAAGATTGTGTATCAATGCAGCTGAGTCTGCAAAGTTACGAATTGATCCAGGATATGCTCGTACACCAATATCAACCAAGGCACGTTCTTCTTCTGCAGTGCAATCACACTGTAAATTGATCCATTCGTAGTTGGGATTGCGTTGGATCAATTCGACCATGACTTCAAATGGCATGCCTTTGTGTCGATTAATCCAGGTGTCTCTACGTCCTGACCAACAAAATCCCACACGTAGTTTAGTTTTGGGTCCAAGAATTTTCAACCATTGTTGTGCAAGATTTGCGTCTGGAGTTACATAAAATTGCACATGAGTTAAATTTTCCAATGTGGTATTAATTATGTTAGGAATGCTCATAATTGGAGTCCAGTAATCAAACCCAGTGGGTTCCATGTCAGATGGAACAAATTCAGAAATAGCCTGGCTGCCCTGAAACAATGGGATCAAACTTGCATTGCATTGCATAATGATTCGTGCGCCACGAGCGTAAACATCTCCAACAAATCTTATAAATTGAATATTGTCACCGTGACCTTGTTCAGCGATGATCAGTATGGTTTTATCTCGAATATCCTGGCCAGCCCATCTAGGCTGTGAATGTTTTGGAAGTTGTCCGTTTAGATGTTCGTACTGCCAGCGAACTTCGTAGGCAGGCCATCCTTGTTTATAATCACCCTGCAACAGATATGCCACTGACAAATTGAATTTTGCAGTGACATTTGCAGGATCCAATTGTGTGGCACGTTGTAAAAATGGTATGGCGCCAGCAGGATCACCACATTCTCTTAGCACATTGCCGTAGTTGTTGAATGCACTGGCCGAACGTCGATCTTGTGTAAATGCCTGTGCATAAAAGGCCAATGCCTGTTCCGGGTTGTTGTCTTCACGGCATTGATTACCGTGAGCTATTAGTAGTTCTGTTTCCATGATATATTTAATTTTCTAGCTGACTGTGGAAATATTTACATCACCATAAATACAAGTCAACGCAATCATGCGTTTTATGCTGGGACTCAACACCCACAGCGTAGCGGCTAGAACCCGCATCGGGCTTCTTTAAGGAGAAAACAAAATGGGACGTCCACTAAAAATTCAAAAATATAATACATCTACATCTACTCCAATAGATCAGGCATATCCTCCATTTGCAGCACCAACTTCAATGGACGTGGCCACTGTGGTATATCCAACCGGCGGCACTAATCCACTGTGGCTGGGTGTGGTTGGAGGTACACGTGGTACAGATGTAAGCACCACATATCCAGTTGTAAAATGTCGTGTGTTTGTCACAGGGTTTGCTGAAGCAGATGGTGTTATTTTGCGCCAAAAAGGTTCACGTAAATTTATGGTAGCTGATATAACTTCCAGAACTGCCCTGGTATCTGGATTTGCATACCGTATCACTGTGGTAGGCGACACAGACTGGGCCAGCTACGGTGCTCCTACTGCACAGGTTGGCACAATCTTTACAGCCACTGCTGCTCTTGGCAGCACAGGCACAGGTCGTGTCAACGCTGTTGGAACATGTGTGCTAACCAGCGATTTATCGCCCTCTGCAGGCAACATGAGTATCAGTTACTTCCTTGGCGATTCCACAGAAGTAGCTGTCAGCAAACTGACCAACAAGTTCTTGCAGAACTTTGATGGTGGTTGCACAGGTGGTAATGCTGATGTAGGCGATGTTTGGGATTCTGATCTGGTTGTTGACAACGTGGTACTTGATGCCAACTTCTTCACCGACGAAGGCACAGTTGCCAAATCTGGTGCAGAAACAGCCACCTGGGGCGCCAACGGCAGTGAGCAAAATGCTGGTGGTACACTCGATCTTGGTATTGTAGAAAATTACACTTCGTAATTTTTGTAACAACTCTAAAATCCCCACAATAAGTACTGTGGGGATTTTTTATGACTGTGGCATTTGTATTAGGAAATGGCGTAAGCCGACGGAATATCAGTTTACCGTATTTGAAACAACGTGGGAAAATCTACGGGTGTAATGCACTCTACAAAGAATTTGCTCCGGATGCGCTAATTGCCACAGATAAGCCCATTGCTGAACAAATACAAAAAACAGGATATGCGTTGACCAACAATTTTTACACTCGCAAACCCATAGCTGGTCAAGGCGGTCTTCCTGTACCACAACAGTATTATGGATACAGTTCCGGTCCAATTGCAGTGGCGGTTGCCTGTCAAAACGGTGCTAGATCAATTTACCTGCTGGGCTTTGACATGGGACCTGACCTCAACAAACACTTTAACAATATCTACGCCAACACAGAATTTTACAAACCAGCAGGAGCACCGCCAACATTTGTTGGAAATTGGACGAAACAACTGACCAAAATTATCACTGATTATCCACAAAATCAATTTTATAGAATAGCGGGCCCAACCACTGCACGTATACCTGAGCTTGAAACATTAAAAAATCTACAACACTATGAATTAGACACCTTTGTAGACCGCATAAATAATCAAAAGGATCTATAACCAATGTCTATTGCTTACAAAAATACCAACAGTGATTACACCCTAACTGTCAACAACGGCGTGGGCACTTTCACGGTCAATGCAAACACTGTGTTCAATGGCAATGTTACTTATTCTATACCAGCTACTAGTACCTTTGCCTTCTTTACTGTGGCAGCCAACAACACTGGCAATATCACAGACATGGGACTGATAGCACAAAAAGGTCCTAGCACCTTTGCTGGATTAAGATTTGATACTGCTGCCAATGCTTGGCAGATTAGTAATGCAGTAAACTCAGATGGATCTGCAGTAACAAGTTATGCCAACATTGGCACAAGTACTGTCGTGGTTGGTGGTTCCAACACACAAGTTCAATTTAATCAAGGTAACTCATTTGGTGCCAGTGCCAATTTGACTTTTGATTATGCAAACAATGTGCTAAAAATTCAAGGGACCGAAGTGCTAGGCAACATTGGCGCTGCACCCAGCGTTCCATCAAATGCAGTGGCTCTTTACAACAATACCATTGGAGGAGGTGGCACAGGTGTTTACGTGTTGTCAAGTTCTGTCAATGACGAACTGGTTAGCAAGAGTGCAGCCATTGTATTTGCAATCATATTTTAAGGAACAAAAATGTCAATAACAACACAAGTAATCAGCAACACAGTAGTTGGTAATACGGTTTACACCAGTGGCAGCAACACTGCCATTACCTGGCTGAGTTTAAACAATTGGGGCGCTGCAAATGTGACTGCCAACATATTTGTGGTGCCAAACGGCGATACTGCAACAACTAGTAATCAAATTCTGTATTCTTTGCCACTTGCCAGTGGAGACACTTACCAAATTTATGCTGCTGGAGAAAAGTTATTGTTAGAAACAGGAGATTTTGTACAGGTAATAACCACTGCTAACACAGTGACTGCGGTAACTTCATACACTTCAATATAATGGGATATTTTGTCAAAAATCGGCAATTGCAATCTGGCAGCACCGGAGTGGTATTACCTACAGGAACTTCTACCAACCGCCCAGAAAACCCATTTTTTGGCACCATACGTTACAACACCACAGTTCCTGCAGTGGAATATTTTGATGGCACTCAATGGTTGTATTTGTTAAGCAATTCAGGATCAATTTACACAGTTGATAATTTCACTGGAGATGGTTCTACCACAACATACACAATGACCCAGCAAGTGTCTGATCCGGCACAAATTATTGTGTTTGTTGGATCAATTTATCAAACACCTGGCGGCAACAGTACACCAGCTGCATACACAGTCAATGGCAGTTATGACATAATATTTACTTCGGCACCACCAGATCTGACAGTGATCAACGTGATTCAAACCAATTTATAAACTCGCTAAATACCTTATCACCAGGATAATCTATGTCAATTAGTCGTATTGCGGGTCAAATGCTTCAGGCCAATCTCTATAGAGATGGCAACAATCTATCATTCTCCAATACCTCTACTTCTGGCAGCGTTTTATACATTGACGTTGGCAATAATCGCATAGGTGTTAATACTGGTAGCCCGTCTACTGCTCTTCAAGTTGCAGGCAATATCACTGTGGGCAATATCACTATACCCAATGTTGGCAATGTCAGTGTAGGCAATGTCTACATCAACAATCTAACTGATCCTGTACAAAACCAAGATGCCGCAACAAAATACTATGTAGATCATGTGGTAAGCAGTGTCAGTGGCAATGTAACAGGCAATCTTATTCCATTGGGAATTCCTAGTGACAGTAGTCTTACCACTAACGTAGCATATCCTGGATGGACTGCCAACACTTTTGTCACAGACAGTATAGATGATCTCAACCAAGTGAGTTTAAATATTGCCGGAAATACATTTGTAGGTAATGTCTATATCACTGCCAATGTAACTTCAGGACCAAGTCCACTGAGTGTGGCATTCACTGGACACTACATTGGTAACCCCAACAGTTATCTTTGGAATTTTGGTGACGGTAATACCAGTACCTCGGCCAATCCAACACACACCTATAGCAATGTGCTTGGTGGACAATTCACAGTGGTTTACACGGCCTACAACACCAATGGTACCTACAGTGGCAATGCTGCCGCCGGTGCCAAAGGATCAACGGCCACATCAACTAATGTTGATTTCATCACTCTGTTTACACCGTTACCAATCCCGTCATTTACTGCAAGCCCAACAACCCTGGACACCGGTAGCAGTGTAACACTGACCAACACCAGCCAGTTTGCTACATCTTATTCGATCAACTATGGTGATGGCAATATTGTTGACCCTGGCAATAGTTTTACCACCAATAGTCATACCTATGTTAACTCTGCCAACACAGATGCCATTTACGGAATCAATTTAACAGGCACAAATCAAACAGCCGGTAATGCACCACCTTACAGTGTCACATCGGCCAATACCAATGTCAAAGTTTATTCACCACAGAGTCCAGCGGTAGCAGCCAATGTTGCAACCACAATCAACTACTTGGCCACGTCGGGCGGTGTGGTAAGTTTTCAAAATCAAACACCTGGCAGTCCTGGTAACACAGCCAGCTTTGGTGCTCAACAGGTGTATAACTTCCAATGGGGCGACAGCACAGCCAACAGTAACATCAATATTCAGACTGGACTAGCAGGTAATCCTGGTGCAGCCAATATTACACATACTTTTTCTCTTACTGGATCACAACAAAATGCTGCAACCACAGTGAACCGTGTGGCAAATCTTTGGCTATATACCGGCTTCAGCACCAGCCCATTCAAGTCCAGCAATGTGACTATTTCACTAGAACCAGAAGTCAGAGCTGGTTTTGTGGGAACCAGTAACACACAGACTGATGCCACTGGATTTACATCCAACGCACAGGTTGGATATCTATACACTGACTACAATGGCCTTGATAGAAGTTTATTCAACTTCCGCAACGATACCTCGCCCAATGTGGCCTTTACTGGAAATGTATTCAACTGGACCTGGGGCGATACTACCAGCAATACTGGCCTTATAACGTTTGCCAACGTCACACATTCTTATCTAACAGCAGTGGGATCTCCAACTACTGGAACTAAAACAGTAGCACTACAGGCCAATGGAACTCCAGGAACTATATCACAGAGCAATACGCAGACTAGAACCAGTTATATCACAATTTTAGACAATCCTACTGCACCAACCAATCTCAGTGGTTATACCAATGTGACCATTACCACAGCCAGTCAAGGAACTAGTCCGCTACTAGCGGCCGGTGCTGCCGACAACACCGGTGGCAACATTGTGGCCAATGGTACATCTGTGATTCGTGTGGCCACTACTACTCCAGTTGCGACCAGCACACAGGTTCAAAATGCCAACACCGCAACCACAGGAACATTGACTGCCTTTGTCAACAACACAGCCGCTGGCAATGTGACATTTACCACGAGTGGAAACACAGTGGGCACAGCAGGCGCATTGATTGTGTCAGCTGACCGCGATCTACATGTGGCCAACGCCGCAGTGCCCACAGGATTTTACAAGGTATTTTCTGCTACCATCAGCAATACCCTGGCCAGCTTGGGCACTGGTTACAACGATTTCCAACTGAGACACACAGTATCAGGCAATACCAATACAGTGGGCATGGTCAAAGACAATTTAAATTCTGCACCTACTCTGGTAACCAGCAACGTGGTCATGGTGGGCAATGTCGACGGGACTTTCACTTATATTTCAGGAATACCATATTACAGTGCCACAGGTAGTCCAAGCATTACTGTGGCCACGGTAGAATTACAGAATTTTACTGGTCAAACTTTCCGCAGTGCTGATCCAATGACATTGAGTGCTGGTTCGGCTATAGAAGGTTCTGGATCAATCATTGCCGCACAAACCAAAAATTTAACGCAGATCAACGGAACATCTAGTATGTTAACCGGCAGCAATGTCAATGCCAACATAGGCATTGCATCAAACTATGTAATGGGCAATCTTAATGTTCTAATCAACGGAGCAGTCAACGCTGTGGCCAACGTAGGTGCCAACATATTCAACGTGATTGGGACTAGCACCACAGTGCAATTGCCAACCAAGATACAGGTCAATGCCACTGCCAACACTGGCATCAGTGAAGGCAACATTGCAGTCAGTGCCACGTTGGGATCTGTTTATACTGACAACGCTTTACGAATAACTGGCTTTGGTGCTGCCAGCAACACACCTGCATTCGATGGCAGCACCAATTATTATACCGGAAATGTCTGGACCGGGGTTCAAACTATTGCCGGCACCCAAGATGCAGTTGACCGATATGGTGTAGTTAGACATTATGTTACAGACTTATCCACCGGATATTTGCCTGTAGGGCCAGACCTAGCCACAGGTCGCAGTGGGCTACAATATTTCACTTTTGCCTTCCGCAGAGCCACCATGGCCAACTTTGATATTAGGCTCACAACCACTACAGGTATCGCAGGCCTTTTCATTGCAGCCCCGGGTACCACAATTGACACCGGTGGATTTAGCACACCTACACCGGGTTTTCCAGGCCCAACAAGTAGTCTCAACGGTTGGTTGAGTTGCTCACTACAGTACAACGGGTCGGGCGTTCCTGGGGCAAACACAGGCTCTGGAGGCAATGGCAGCAACGGTGTTGCCTTGACTGGTGCTGATGTTGTACCACTTAACTCGGCCATTGCCAATGTGAGCTATACCATGACACTGGGAGAACAAAATTCAAGCAACAGCACAGGTAATAATATCCTAGTTCGTATAGCATTGAGTAGTGGACAAACCATTACTGCACTTTCAATAGGAGATGCTGTATAATGGCTGCTTCATTTAACGAAAGTCAAAAACTAGACTATCTCTGGAAAAAAGTTGGTTACGGTGTGGCCAAAACTTCTATACCTCCTCCGGGTTCGGGCAGTAAAGAAGCGTTTAACGAAAGCATAGCCAGTCCGTTGCTGTATCGCGGCGACCTGGTCTGGACCTACAGTGGTGACATTCCTAGTTCACCACCCAGCAACACTACTTCTTTGGTTGAAGTTTACAAAGACGGTGGTGGTGGTGGATATAGCCCCACAGTAGAATGCACAGAAGATTTAACTGCACCTGACAATCAAACTTGGAAAACCAATTTAACCAACTGGATACCCACACAGTTTGGCACCAACTATCTGGTATCAGTTTATGTGGATAACGTAGGATCTACCACTCCACAAACCACCGGCACCAGATTGTTCCAAGCTGGATCCGGCTCAGACGACACTTGGTTTTTTGACTATCAAGCTGGTATTTTAAACTTTAACGGAGCCACAATACCAGCATCTATAAGTGGTGGCGTCGCTGGCAAAGCAGTGTACATTGTGGGCTATAGATACGTGGGCCAATTTGGTGTGGGCGGCAACACTGGGAATATTACCTTTAGCAATACCACAATCAGTTCCAGTGTTGCCAATGCTACTATTACTTTGCAACCCACTGGAACAGGATTAATAACAATAGATACCACAACAGGTTTGGTTATTCCGGTAGGAAATACTGCACAACAACCAAACCCGGCAACGTTAGGAACCATAAGATATAACACTGATACTCCAGCAGTTGAAATTTATAATGGAAATGCCTGGGCCACAGTGGGTGCACCAACCATTACAAATCAAACACTGTACGGCAACGGTGTGCAAAATACTTTTACATTAACACAAAGCACAAGTTCAGCTGCTGCACTGATCATGCTCAATGGTGTGGTGCAGATACCCGGAATTGCCTACTCAATGTCACCGGATCCTAGTGCAAATCTGGTGTTTTCAGAAGCGCCTTCTGTTGGCGACGCAATAGACGTTCGCTTTTTATAGACACAAATAATCACCACTAACTATCAAAATTTGATATTTTGGTAAATACTTCATGATAATGGAGTAATCAAGCCGTGGCCACAAATCTAACCCGAATTAATAACAATCAAATTACCGACGCCAGTGCTGGTAATATCTATCTCGGTGTAAATGCCGCGTCAAAGTTGCAAAATTACACTATTACAAGTGCAAAACTTGCTAACAATCTTAACTATGATTCAAGTCTTACCATCACTGGTAACTTGACAGTTTCGGGTACCACAACCACAGTTGACACTGTCAACACCTTGATTGAAGATCCGTTGCTGGTGCTGGCTTCGGGACAAACTTCAGGAAATGCCACAGTTGACATTGGTTATATTGGCCTGCGTGGCGCATCTGAGAATATTGCACTGGCCTGGAAAGAAAGCGACAGCCAGTTTGTGGCAGCATTTACCCTGACAGATCAGGGCAACACCTATAGTAACACTGTATTCACCATTGCCAGTTACGCAGATTTTAAAGCTGCAAATATCACAGCCAACAGTAATTTGGCAGTAAACGGCACCACAAGCTTAGTGGGAAATATTGTATCCACGGCCAACGTCACTGGCAACTTGAATGCTGGTAATTTGTCAGCAGTGACTTTGGTCAGTTCGGGCGGTAACGTTAGTGCGTCAAGTTTCTTGACTGGTGCAAATCTAAGTTTGTCGGGTAATGTGGATGGCAACCTAAATGTAACAAGTACTGTGACAGGTGGAAATATTGTTGGCATTACCCTGGTCAGCTCTGGTGGCAACGTATCAGCCAGCAGTTTCCTAACAGGTGCAAATCTAAGTTTATCAGGTAATGTGGATGGCAATTTGAACGTCACTGCCAATGTAACAGGTGGCAATTTAGTAGCTGTAGGAATTGTCAGTGCTGGCGGCAACATAACCACTGGCAGTTTCTTTATTGGTGATGGCTTCTACATCAGCAACATCAATCCAGGCAACGTAGCTATAACTAAAATAGTCAACGGTGGCAGTTTTGCCAACATTGCCAGTGCAAATGCCAATTTGGTAGTGGCCATCGGCAACAGTTCAAACTCAGTGGCCACGTTCTATGATACTGGAGTCAATCTCACAGGAACACTCAGTGTCAATGGTAATATAATCTCTAACAGTTTCTTGACTGGTGCAAATCTGAGCCTGACAGGCAATGTGGATGGCAACTTAAATGTGACTACATCAGTTAATGGCGGCAATCTAGTAGCCGTGACCCTGGTCAGCTCAGGTGGCAATGTATCGGCAAGCA